CTTCATGTCTTTGAATGCCTTGATTTCCTTCATGTTGGAATTTCCCCCTTCTTTGGATTTTGAATGTGCCTGACCCTTCAACCAACCGCAAACGCGGACGGGGTCGGTAATGCCAGGCTTGCCCGTCAGTTCAACGACACATTGGTCGAAGCCGACGGTTCCCGCCCAGGCAATCAGGGGTTGAATGTTCCCCTGGTATTCCTGGTCGGCAATGGCGCGGACTTCTTCGGGGACTTCCGCGTTGTCCCCTGGGGCGGAATGTCTTCCGCCAACCATTCGTTCGAATAGTTCGGTAATGTTACCGAACAAGGCCCTGAATAAAGGCGCCCCTTTCTTCCCCTTGATTATGTCCGCGACCTTGCTTCGAATGTCGTCGAACTCCGACCGAAGCGTCGCGGGGTCGGGTAATTGGTCGCCAACCTTGAATGACCATACCCGCGCGCCTTTCCTGGTCCCGCCGAATACCAGGGCCCGTTCCAGGGTCGCCCCTTCAACTGCCGGTTCTTCCGCGCCTAGTAGGGCGACGCCCGTTATGACGGGACCGTATTCCCCGACCTTGTCTTCAATCTCGACACTAACGTTCGAGTATTGGCCGCCTTCGATAAGGTTGGCTATCGGTTCGGGGATATTACCGAACGCGGCGACTAACCAGTCGCCTTTGCGTTCAAGGGAAGTCATGTTACCAATCTTGATTTGACCCTGGCCATTGTCGCCCGTAACCACTTCGACGGGCACTTCCAGGGCTTCGGCTATTTTACGATTGAAGTCGTCAGACGTGTGTCCGCATTTTATCGGGACCATGACGGGAACGCCCGCTTTGAACGCGGCCTTCATGCGGTCCAGTTCTTCGCCGGTCCAGGTCCGTTCATTGCCCGCGCTATCGGTCCAGGTTCCCAGGGCGAAGATGTAAATATCTTTGACCGACTTCATGGACGGGGCCTGGTATTGTTTGACCCAACCGAAGCTTGCCCTTTCGAAGCCCGCTTCTTCAGCGGCGGCTTCGGCGGCCTTGAATGCTTCAGCTTCCGACTTTTGAGCAACCAGGGCGGCGTCGTAAGCGTTCAACCAGGATTCGGGGAATTTGTCGGCCGACATACCCGACGGCCAGGTCCCCAGGATTTTATGATGTAACCAGGCGCAAAATCCTTCGGGACTGGACTTGTCCCCATTTTGCGCGACACAAGTGTCAAAGTCAGCGTATGGTCCGAACGGCATTTTCAATTACCCCCTTTTCGACGTCGTTATCACGGCGCCAGTATTGAGTAATGACTTCGCCCGATACAAGCGCAACCGTCCCGCAAACGGGGCAATCCTGGAAGGACTGGTTCCCCATTCCGCGGGAAAGTTCCTGGTTCAGTTTCAGTTCGCTTTCGCAATTCGGGCACTCCATTTCAGGCCCCCGATAAAAAAGAAACCCCGAAGGACGGTAATCCGTCTTCGGGGTCGGTCGGGCCAACTTGCGGGCGGTCAATGGTAGCGGGTCGGGGGGTCGAACCCCGTTCTTCGGCTTATGGGACCGACGACTTTCCGGTTGTCCTACCCGCGCCGCCTATATTCAGTTGTTAAGCTTTGGCCGCTTCCGCGGCCCGTTCCTTTTCTAAATTATGGGTTCCCTTTTGTAAAATGTCAAGTAAGGCGGAAATCGGAATGACGGCGACGTGCTTCGTCCCGTGTCGGCGGTCCTTGATAACCAGGTTATCGCCGACGACCTGGGCCAGCTTTTCGGTCCCGCAACAATCGCAATATATGACGTCGCCGTTTATCAATTCGCCCCCTTATCCTTCCAGGGCGACCAGTTGCTTGACCACGGACGGGTCAAGCCCGAACTCCATGTTCTTCGAAGTCGCTGTGAAGTCAATCGCGACGTCCGTGTTCCCGCTTTGGGCCTTGACCTGGTTCGTCACGGCCGCGGGCGTGGTACTTCCGGCTATCGAACGGAAGGCGGCGGTTATATCATGGGCGGCGCCTTCCCCGTCGTAAACCTTGACTTCCAGTCCTTCGTCATTCTTCTCGATTACCAGCTTGTTTTCAGCCATTGTCTTTTTCCCCCCTTTTTTTCGTTTAGTCGTCATATACTCCACGGCGCCATTCGCCGTTCCGGAAGACGGATACACGGCAACGGCAATTACCGCGGCAAGTGACTTGTCCAGCGGGGACGGTCGGAAGGGTCCGCCAGCCGCCAGGATATTCGCCCGCCAGTTCGGGGCAACCGTAGAATCCAGGCGACGGCTTACAATGGACCGCCCGCGGGTCCAGGTCCCAACGTACGGGTTCAGGCGGTAATCCTTCAGCGGCCCGTTCGTCTTCACGAACGCCGCCCAGGGTCTTTTCCGTTTCGAATATCGCGACCCAATATCCGCCCGCATATTGGGCGGGCATGGAACGGCCCGCGACGGTCGCGTTTTTAATGGCCAGGGCGACGGCCCTTTGTTGGTCAATGGCCAGGCCCGTTATTCCAATGCCGACCAGGGGAATCGCGGTCGCCAGGGCCAGCGTAAGCTTTTCGTGAATCTTCGGGACCAGGTTATTTCGAATCAGGGTCACGTTGTCGCGGATTTGCTGGTCGGTCATTCCCAGGACCGCGGGAAGTTCAGCGCGGGAACCGGCGGCCGTTTTGACCGCGTTTTTGATTCCCGCCGTTTGGATTTCGACCAGGCGCGCTTCCAACTTCGGAACCTGGCCGTCCAGGTATGCTTGAAGGTCAGGGATTGTCGCCCCGTTCTTCGCAAGCCTGGCAATTTCCCGCTTCACGGCCGCGGCCCATTCGTCATATACGCGGACCAGCTTCCGTTGTTGGCGGTTCGTCTTTTGTTCCCAATCCCCCGACCCGATACGTTGCTTTTGACCGGCCTTCGGACGGGCGACGAACCTTTTCATTGTCGTTGTCATTTCTTCCCCGCCAGGGCCAGTTCCTTTTCGATACGGGCGCCCATGTCTTCAACCTTCTTCGGAAGGTCGAAAAGGCCGCCCATTGGCGGTTGTTCAACGTCACGCGGGGCCCCCCGTTCTTCTTCCGGAAGTTCGGGAAGGTCCGCAAGGCTTCGGATATGGTCTTCGTCAATGTCGGTCGGCGTGAATAGCTTCGCGCCCGCCGCCGTATTCAGCGCGGTAATAAGGGCGTTGAAGTCAACCCGACCTGGCTTTTCCCAAACGATTTTCGGGTACCCCGATATGCCGGACCATTGGTTGAAGTTGAAGATGTACGGGACCAGTTGAAGGTTCCAGGTTTCCAGAAGGTACCGCTGGACCGCTTCCAGGACCAGCGAAAAGAAGTCCTGGGAACCTTTGACAAGGGCCTGGGTCCCGACCTGGCCCATTCCCAGGATAAGGAATTGCGCGAAGAAGCGCATGAGTGTAATTTTATGCCAGCGGTCAATGACCACGTTGACGTCGTATATCTTCGACCCGCCGCCATAAGCTTGAATGTCAACGCCAGGCGGGGCGATAAGGTAAACGTCTTCGTCCTTCCGAAGGCCCTTCAGCGCCTTCTTCAGGTCTTCCAGGTCCGCGTCTTCGAAGTTGTCGTCGGTCAGTTTAGCATAAGGCATTCCGCCGACGTCGCGTTCGATACCGATTCCTTCCAGGTCTTCCAGGTTCCGCGCGAACTTGTACGGGCGATATAGGGCCCGCAATATCGAATGTCCCTGGGGATTCCCCTTCCGGCCGCGGTATGTGAAATGTAAGCATTTCGCCAGCGGTATCGTGAACGTCGCGCCGGAATTCGGGTCATTCTGGACGAAGGCAATCAGCTTGTCCCGTTCTTCCTTGTCGTATTCCCAACGGTTCAAGCTTTCCTGGCCGCGCGGGTCAATGTTCTTCAACCAAAGGCGGCCGTCGTCCCTTTTGTCCAGGACCATTTCCCCCAGGGCGAACCCGAAGTCCAGGCATTCCAGGGCGTCTTCAACATGAGAAATCCACGTTTGCCCGTCCATGTTATTCAATACTTCCCATAACCATTCGGCCGCGGCTTCGTCGTTTGGCGACCCGCCAGGGGCGGCTTCAACGTCAAAGGAAGCGGCTTGAAGCGGAAGTTTGATTCCGTCAACCAGGGCCCCACAAATCGGGTCGTCCCTCATTTCCAAGTATAGCTTGACTTCGGTTGACCAGTTTTTGATTGCGTTCAGGTATTCTTCGCGAATGCGGCCGCCGATATGCTTCAATCCTGTGACGCCGACCACGGTCCGGATATTGCCGCTTTCGTTCTGGTAAGTACGCGAAAGCCGCCCTTCTTTTCGGCGGCGTTGACTTCGTTTGGAATTCGGGTCCGGCGGTGTATAACCTCTATTTTGAACCATTATACGATTCCCCCTTCGGTTATTTCGGGCCTTTCAAAAAGTTTACTTCCATTCCCCCGAAAGTGTCAAGTTGATACAATCGGGAAGCTAGTCACGCCAGCGGGACTTCTTCGCTTCCACTTCGACCCCCTGGCGCCGCCCCTTCAACCGCGGCTTCAGGAAGCGCAAGCCGTGGACCAGGACGTCAACAATATCGTCATGCGCGCCGGTCGGGAAGTCCCCGACTTCCTTCAGGAAATCGGCCAACCAGGAAGCATGACGCGGGATAAGGACCTGGCCCGCTTCCATGACGCCGGTTACGGTATGGGCCCGCGTGACCTTGTCGTCAATGGCCTTGACCGCCCGAATCGGGACCTTCGTATCCCGCCGAAGTTGCTGGATAAGGGATATTCCGGAAGACTTATCTTCAATCACGACGCGGTCCGGTTCCCATTTGTCATATTGCGCTTCGGCCGCCCGATTCAGGTCCGGAAAGGTAAGCCTGGCAACGTACAGGTCCAGAAGGTAATACCGGCGCGGGTTGTTCGCCTGGCCAATGGTAAGACACGCCGAACGGTCATGTCGTTGCTTTTCCTTGTGGGCCGTGTCCCCCATCCGGACCACGCGGGAAAAGGTCGGCGGAAGGTCTTCGTCTTCGTACGACTTGAACCAGGCCGTTTTGATGATACCGCCGCCTTCCGGTTGCGGCTTGCCGCGGTATTGCGCGGTCCACCAAAAGGGACCGGCGGCGACCCGAAGCTTCTTCAGGGCCGTTTCGTCGTACCGCGTGGGCCAAAGGGCTTCCCCTGGTTTCCGCCCCAGGACGTCGTTTTCTTCGGCCAGGGCCGGAAGGTTGATTACTTCCCAGGGGTCCGGTTCGACGTCTTCTTCAATAAGCAGTTCTTCTTCGTCTTCCGGCGGGTTCCCCAACAAGGCCCCCGCCAGGTCTTGTTCATGCCAGCGGGTCATAATGACGATAATGGACCCGCCAGGTTGAAGCCTGGGCCGGACGACGGACCGATACCAGTTCCAGTTCCGGCGCCGGTACACTTCCGAAAGGGCTTCAGCGTCGTTTTTGATAGGGTCGTCAATGACAATCAAGTCGAAGCCCCGACCCGTGAAGGGGCCGCCGATACCGGCAACGGTCATTCCGCCGCCGTATCCGCGAAGGTTCCAGCGGCCCTTTGCCTTCGTGTCCTGGCGAAGCTGGATATTCAGTTCGTCGGTGTGTTCGGTAATCGTGTCCTTCGCCTTTCCGCCCCATTCTGAAGCGAAACCCATTTCGTACGACGCCAGGCCGACCTTCTTCCAGGGGAACTTCTTCAGGAACCAGACGGGCGTATAATGCGAAACCAGTTCGGACTTGCCATGTTGGGGCGGGACGTTGATTACCAGGAAGACGGCCCGTTCCGCGCATTGGGCGATAATGTCGGCCAGGAAGTCAATATGCCGAATCCGTTCGTACGACCCGTTCGTCAAGTGGTTCCCCAGGGTCGCGGGCGTCCTGGTCCAGTCGGCCACGTCTTCGGCCCGCCGGATTTCGACCGCGGTCGCGGCGTCTTTGAAAAGGTACGGCGTCTTCGTTATCATTGCTTTTTACTCATGCCTATTATAACCCCGTGTTCGGTCTTTTCCCAGGTCATTGAAAGCCCCAGGCCGCGGGCCGTCTTATCAGCGGCCCATATCAGGAACCATTCGTCCAGGGTCAATTCAATGGTCAACGGCGTAATGACTGAAGTTGATTTCGACATAATCCCCCAGGGCGTCAGGGTCCGCTTCGACCTGGTATTCGGGGACGGGAATCACTTCGACCGTTATCCCGACTTGACCGCCCTTGATTGCCCGTTGAATCTTTTCGGCCGTCGCCCTGGTTACGAAATAACGGTACTTCGGCGGGTCCAGATGTTCCAGTATCCCTTCGACCGCTATCGGGTCGCCTGTGCTAACCTGGGGCCGCTGAAGGGCGTTCCCTGTGCTTTCGATATTACCGACTATTTGAACGGCTTCCGAACGTGCCTGGTCGGGACAACGCCGGTGTATCCGGAACGGCCGCTTCTTCCCCCTGGGGCGGA